CCCAACCTTACAACCATGGCGAAAAGAGCTGCACCAAGATGTACATACTGCTTTACTTACAATAACTATACCGACGCTGGAATAGAAGCTTTAAAGAAATATATGGAAGAGAATTGCAAGTACGGGTGTTTCCAAAAGGAAGTTGCCCCAACGACTGGAACACCACACTTGCAAGGCTACATAAACCTAAAGAAACAACAGCGCATGACCACCATACAAAAAAGTCTGATGACTAACGGAATACAATTGACGTTGATAAACGCGAATGGTACTCCAGAGGCCAACAGACAATATTGTAGTAAGCCTGGTGGTCAAGACTTCTGGGAAATCGGCGACATAAAAATTGTGGGACAAGGTAAAAGAACCGACTTAATGGAAGTCGCGGAAAAAGTACTAGGTAAGCGCCCGATTTCAGAGATTGCCACAGAGAATCCAGTTGAATACATTAAATACTATAGAGGTATTAACGCCCTACAATTTATAACAACAGAAATACCCGATGTAAGACCTATGGAAGTAGTATTATTATTCGGCGATCCAAACACCGGCAAATCAACCAAAGCCCGGCAATACGCAAAACTCTACGGAAAATACTATACCCTTAGACAACCTAATAATGGATCGCTTTGGTGGGATGGCTATTCCGGAGAAAAATCAGTATTAATAGATGAATTTAAAGGATGGATTATGCCTACACAACTGAATGCCATATTGGACGAATACAAACTATCTTTAGATACTAAAGGCGGAACAACACATGCTATGTATGAACACGTATTCATCACGTCCAATTTCCCGCCAGAAGAGTGGTACGGTGAAAAAGTCATATGGAACAAACAAGCCTTATTTAGAAGGTTAACGGCAATTTACCAGTTTAAAGGGAATAATCCCATTGATTCCATTGTAACTAAACTTAAATAAATGAACACAGCTGGTGGAACTAAAAGACAACGTAAATCTAATACAACTAAAAAAACTACTAAGCCTTTTCGCCCGCCACGACCCGCAGATACACAAATACCTAGATTAATGAAACCATCAGCAGTTGAAAAGAAAGTATTATTTACCGGAACCGCGGATGCTATCAACGGATTCTTTGCGCTTAATTCAACTGGCTCAATATACGCAGTAAATTTGGTACAAGTTGGATCCTCTATGTTTAATAGAGTAGGCAGAAGAATACAAATGAAATCAATTAGATTAAGATATCAAATAGAACCTATTATTCAAGTTAGAACATCATCATTAGATGTTGGAAAAATAGCAGTAGTATATGATAAACAATGCAACGGTGCCTATCCAACCTTGGCAGATGTATATCAAGATACTGAGCAAAGTGGAACTAACTCAGCAACATCAATATCAGGATTGAATATGAATAATCGAGATAGGTTTATAACTATCATTGAAAATACACCTACAATATCATCATGTACAAATACAGGAGGAATAATAACGAATCCGTTCCCTCAAGATATCACACCTTTATATCAAGATGAATATAGAAAGTTAAACCTTACCACACATTATAGAGCGGATTCAAATCCGGCAGTTGTCGGCGATATATCAAATGGGGCATTATACCTTATAACATACGCTAATTTAGCATCAGGAACCGAAAACTTTAGAGTGAATTGGAACTGTAGATTAAAATATATAGATTTATAAAAATATTTAAAAAACAAGGTCTAGCATCCGCTACCCCGGCAGGGGCCTCCGGAGGATGGGGTTTGGGGCAAAGCCCCATGGTGGTGAGCGTCCGCCTAGGCGGCCTACTGGAGCGAACGCTGTACAGTATGAATATAAAATAAACAAGGTCTAGCCGTCCCAGCTCAGCTGGGCAAGGCGCCAAAAATTTCACTGAAAATATTATGCGAGAAAAAAACTCGCAAAAAAAATAGACTTAAGGAAGATTAAGGTGCGGGAACTATATTACCCCGCACCTCACAACCCAACCTTACAACCATGGCGAAAAGAGCTGCACCAAGATGTACATACTGCTTTACTTACAATAACTATACCGACGCTGGAATAGAAGCTTTAAAGAAATATATGGAAGAGAATTGCAAGT